CGCACCCGATGCACCCAACACGGTGCACAGTATAAACGCCCAAAGGCTAAGGAGTCGGTTCATAAGCATAACTCGCACGGAACTGATAGGCAGCGATGGTGGTCAACCCCATCTGTTGCAGTTGCAACCCAACAAGCAGGGCATCGTCAAACTGTCGCACCTCGGTGCCGATGGTGAAAACCAAGTCGCCCTGGCCGGACAGGGATGCCTCGTGTTCAAGCATGTAGATTTCGGCCGTGGCGACATCGGAATGTTCCTTGTAAACGGAGAAGGAAATTTCTGCGGTGCGGTTGCCTCGATCATCCATGAAGGGATAATCGGACCGCACAAGGTCTGACACCTGCGTTGCCCGCGAGTGGGAGATGGAAAACCCGCTTACACCCTCGCGCCCATTCGTGGCAATCGTGTCGCCGTCAAAGGTAACTGTCGTCATTTATCAGGAGAAGGCCCACGTCCACAACGCTTCCTGCGCCCCGGTCGTGAACTGCCGGACGCTGACAAAACCAAGCTCGCCCTTGCGCAGAACAGAGGCACCAAACCGATAGCCAGCACTCACAAGCCCGGCAGAATTGAGCGTGAACTTGGTAACGGTGTCCGCCCCGGTGATAACCAAATCGCCGCCATCCGTCCCAACGCTTCGCCCGCGAGCCTTGCCCGTCGCTTGGTTGCTCAAGTTCGAGAGCATTTGCGCCATGGTCGGAGACGCCCCAACAGGGGTAAACTTCACCATGCACCCAACGCCGGTAAACTTCATGTCAATGGTCCCTAGGTCATCAACAACGGTCGGCTCGATCTGAAGGTTGAAAGAGATGTTGAATCCGTCAAGGGTGTGCAGGTCGGTGAATCCAGTAATGGCACCCCATGCCGCAGTGTAGGGCTGCGTTAGAACGGTGGCCGGGGTCCACGCAGTATCAACAAACGTGCCGCCTGACGCAGCCACGGTGTAAAGGGTGTCAGCGGTCGCCCAGTCGCCCGCAAGCGTCCTGATCCCGGTATAGGTGCACGACCCGATAGCCGACTTGTTTGCGGACAGCACAACGTCAGGCATTGCCGTAATGGCGCAGTTCTTAACAGTGTGCAACTCCGCCGATGCGTAAAGCGGGTGAATGGTCAGCGTCTTGTCTGCCGCGCCGAAGATGCTTGTGCCCACCCCGGTATTCGCATACGGCCAGAGCACAGCCGCAATAGCTGCGGTTAATTGCCCGTCCGGCGTGAATGTCACCTCGACCCTGGCATCATCATAACGCGAGTCCACAACCCCATGCGCCGAAGTCACAACGTCAAACGTCTCGTTAATGACGTTTACCGAAATGTCATCCTGCGTATAAAACGTAGCTGCGCTCGGGTTGTTGACCGTGATCTTCGCCGGTCCTGCAATCGTGTCAGCCCTACTCACTGTCGCCATATCATTGTCTCCTTATACCGTTACCGTTGCCTTCAAAACATCGCTGCCAATGTAGTCCGCCAGATACCCGGCGGCCCGTATCACCTGCCCGTCCACCGCCTCAAACGGCGCAACATACTCAATCGCCGCATCATTCCCAGACCCGGGGAAGCTCTCGTCCGTCGTATAGTAAATCGTCGCCCCCGTGGTCGCACATGACAGCGTGATAGTAGTCCCCTCCGCCGCAATCCCGGGCGTGGCCACCTTGCTCGTCTGCGTCCGTTGCTGCCGCACACTCATCCGCACCCGATACGCCACAACCCCATCAATCCCCGTCTCTGGCGTTATCGCATTGTCGCCCGCATACAACGCCCCAATGCCAGGCACCAGCCACGCATGGAACGTCTCAAGCACCATCTGCGCAACCTCCTCGGCACTCTTCAGCGTCCCCGTCATCGGACTCATATTGTTGTCAGGTTGTTCCACAACCAGACACGTCAGGTTCAACATGTATTCCGGCCCGGGCACGTTGGGGGCAGGCACGTCAATCGTCGGCATCTCCACCATGATCCCGCACCCGCTCCGTCCATTCCGCTCCGCAAACCACACCGTGGCCTCATCCGCAATGCCATCAATCAGCGCCTTGCGCTGCGAGAAGATGTTGATGCTGGCCAGCCTCGGCTCGCTCAGAAGCTTGTCCGTGGCATCGGTCTGAAGTGTGACGAAGGAATTCATAACCCTTGATTGCTGGGCTGCGCAGGCTTGTCCCGTATCGCGTCAATGACCGCGTTCTGCATCGAATTAACGTATTGCTCCATCCTGTCTGTCACCGCCCGCCCGATGGGCGCACGGGCCGGTAACCGCATCCTGCGAGTGTGCGCCCGCACCATCTTATCCTCGCTCTTCAACTTGTTGACCCGCTGATTGCCACGCTTCTTGCGCCCAAGCCGCATGAACGTGAAGGACTCAGTGGAATAGCGTGGATGCGCCGGGATGCGCACCGTCTCTTGCACGCCCCATTCATGCGCAGCCGCATACTTCACATTGCTCCCGATGTCGGACGTGATGGTGTTGCCAGCAACCACGGCACGGGAGGCACGGTAAGACCGCCGCAAGTGGTTGCTCATGTTGCGCAGGCCGATCAGCACAGGGGGCCTGCTCTTGGGAAAGCTCAAATACCGCTCAACAGCGTGGTCAATCGTGAGTTCATTCTCCTGGTCCATGGCCCGCGCCATCCGGCGCATAACCTTGGCAGTGTCCACCTTCAACCCGCGCAGGGCATCAATCGAAGGCTGGGGGATTTGAATCGTGATGCTCACGTCACCTGCCACCGCCGCCACTTGTCCAACGCAGCCGCCACAACCGGAGCAATGCTCTTAGGGTCAAGCACCCCGAACAGATTCATCCGCCCCAATTCATTCCGCTTCCCCGGCTCCATCCCCATCGCAATGCGCATCGGGTCATTCGCCTGCCAATAATGCTTGGCCTGCATCCAGAAAAGCATCTGCAACTCGGACGGCAACGCCGTTGACCCGCTCGGCTGCGCCTCGCTCTCGTCCTCGCTGGTGTCCCACCAGTACCCCCCGGTGTAGGTCACCCGCACCCTAGTGCGCCCATCCCCGATGATCGCACCGAAATCAATCATCCCGCTGCGCTCGTCATAGTTGGCCAGAGCCGTCAACCCGGTGCCGTAGGTCTCCCATCCCGTTGAGGCATCGTCCCGCGTTTCAATCGCCCCAACGCTCACCATGGGATAGCGGGGCAGGTAATACATCAGCCTGTCGCCCGTGAAGGTCACCGTGTCGTCCACGGTGTAAAGAAACTTGCGGTTGCAGTAGGACTCGAACAACCCGGCCACACCCAGCCCGGTGGCGAGCAACCTGTCGTCATGCGTGTTGCCCGCCGCAAGGTTGCCGGGCAGGACATGATCCTTGAGCAATCGGAGGTTTGAAAGGCCGGCGTTCATTCAGTTTAGGAAAGCAATGCGGGGGGGACCTGCGGCCCCGCATGTAATTGGCTACCGTGTGCGCTCACCATGGCGATCCCTAGCACGCAATACAACTAGTCCCGCCGCGAAGGCTTGAGACTGTACCGCACCGTGATGTTGGTCACGTTAACCGCGTCAGTGTTCGCGCATTGGATGGACAGCAGCTTGATATACCCCACTGCCCCCACGTTGAACGTGGCGTTGGTGCAAACAAGCGTGTTGCCGTTGTTCAGCACAGACATGCTCCACGGGCTGGTAGTGGCATAGTTGGTCCCATCCACAGACCCAACAAACGTGAAGATGGTGTTGCCGGTCTCAGCCCCGCTGCATTGATAAGACGCTTGGACGCCGATCTCATCATAGCGGGTAACAGTGACCGCAGACCCCATGTTGGATGTTTGCGTGACATTGTCATAGACAATGTTCGTGCAGGCGATCTGCCCGATGGTGTATTGCTGCGCCTGCGCGGCGAACACCGCAAACCCAAGCGCAACAACTAACAGAAGCTTCTTCATCTCTACTATTCCTTTCCTTGTTACACGTCCTCGACAATCGAGGCGGGCAATGCCTTGCGCCGTGCCGCAGACACGGAGAACTCGTCCCCGGGCCGATACGTCACGCCGCCCTCATTCACCCAGCCCAACGCCCGCACCTTGCACAGTGAAGGCTTCAGGATTCGATTGACCGGCTTGGGTGCCGGTGTTTCTTCGAGGCTCAATTCTTTCATTGTTTTGGTTGTTGCAGCCCAGTGTTACGACTGGACTGCAACGTAACACTAGGCCGCTGCGGTTGTCAACTTCGCAAAACCAGTGGCAATGCGAATGATGAACCCGGCCCGGACAATGGCGCGGAATGCGCGGTTGTTCTGGCTGAACTCGAAGTGATCCGATTCGGCGAACTCGAAGTCCTTGCGGATTCCGACAACGCCAGCCTCGGGGTCACCGAACACGGCAACCACGTTGCCCGCCGCATCCGTGCTGGGCATGGCGCCGGTCAGGACAACCGGGTAACCCAGGATGCTGCCAATGGCCCCAGGCGCCGGGGCGTCCATGGCGTTCTGGAAGATCGGCCGCCCGTTGTCGTCACGGATCAGGCAAATCTTGGCCAGAATCTGCGGGTGAATCCACCACTTGCACGGACGGGAAAGAATCCCGGCGTCAACGGTGGTAAGGCAACGGACGAAATCGTCCAGTTGCAGGTTACCAACGGTGGTGTTGCCGTTGGCCGCCGTGGCAGCAGTGCCGCCAGAAGCGATGCCGGTATAGGCGCCATCGGTGGTGTCGTCTGTGCCGTCAGCCGCGAAGCAAGCCCAGTCAAGCCGGTAGGCAACAGACTGGCCAAGGTTCTTGAGCACATGCGCGGCGAGGTCAACATTGCTGTCCTCGATGTTCGCCCGAGCAACAGGAATCCAAGCCGCAGCCTCCTTGATGGTCAGCGTAACGCTGGTTCCAGTGAACGCCCCCTCAGTCGGGGCAACCTCCTGCGCAACCCAATAAGCCGTGGGACGCACAGACTGGACCGGGACAATCTGAGTCCGCGACCCAATGGGCATTGTGCCCAGCGTGCTCCACTGCCCGTAATTGAGCAGGGTGTCGTAGATCATGCTTGCCGTTTCCTGCGGGGTAACCGCAGCACCAAGCCCACTGTCAACGCCGGTAATGGTGGTCCGCTTCAGCGGGGTGCCGCTGTAACGGGAACGCACGATGTCGCACAACCATTCGCGGCTCTCGTCATGATTGACAAACCGCTGCACCGGGTCGCGGAAGTTCAACCGCTTCTCCATCGCCAGAGCGCGGTCAATGCGTGCAAGCTGCGCCTGCACCTGATTCGCGTTCTCCTTCACCTTGCCCAGATCGGCAAGCGCCGACTTGGTTTCGTCGCTCAAACGCCCAACGTCACCAAGCAACTGTTCCTGCTGACTCTTGATCGAGTCAACCCTCTTCCCAATGTTCTCGACCCCGTCGAGAACCACCTTTTCAAACTCCATGTTATATTCCCTTCGCTACCTCGTGCAGTCTGACCAGCATTGCAAGCCTGCCCCGATGAAGAGCCTGCCCGGCGGCATCGGTACCTTGAGCCGGACCAGCGTGTTGCACCCTGCGTTGCTGCATCTCCGCCGCACGACCGGAGATAAATTCCAAGTCCGCATCATTCAACGCCCCGGCCTTGTAGGCGCGCGCAAGCGCGTTCGGGTTAGCCCCGATGATGCAAGACGAAAGTTCAATCTGCTCCTGTTCGCAATAGATGGCCCGTGGCGGCGATCCCTCAAGCCCCAGGTCCTTCACCTCCGCATCATATTGCGCCTTCTGTTCCCCACTGGAAAATTGCGTCAGCGTCCGCGTTGGGTAAAAGCCAACGCTCACCGCCCGCAGGAATCCAGCCTGCGTCATCCGCCACCCAAGCTGCGCCAGCGCATTCTCGGGCACGTCCTTCGCCCACTGCACCGTCTCCACAAGCCTGCCGCCGGCCACCTTGAAATCCACCACCCGCCCCAACAGGGACGCGATGCTGTTGTACTCGTGGCTGTCCACGAATGGCGCATTCTTGCTAAAGTGAGTGAACCGCCACCCGCTTGCCCGAATCACTTCCTTGTAGCTGTCCAGCGTCTCGTCACTGGCCACATACTCGACCAGCCCCTTCTCCTCATCCAACACCCGCACCTCCGGGTGCAACACACGACAAAGCATCTGCTCATTCATTCTTGGCCTCCCTTTCCGCCACGCTCACGCAGTAGCAGTTAATCACATTCCACGGGGCCCCGCCCGGGTCGCCGGGCTGGTCCACAAAGTCCTCTTCCCCAGTCTCAGGCCGCACCACCCGGAACTGTTCCGTCACCGGGATAGTCACACCCTGCATCAACTGGTGCGCATCCCGCACGTTCCCGTTGTTGCTGGTCAACCATCGCTTGAACGGCAGGCCGCTTGTTTCCATGGCCTCCTGACGGGCCACGGAATAAGCCGCATTGCTCTCAGTGATGGCCACCCGCTTCGCCCGGGACTTGCTAAAGTCATTGGCAATCTCCCGCACACGGGCAGACAATTCCGCACTGGATTCACCCTCGTTGAATCCTTCCTGCAAGCCGTCCCTCATCTTCTCCCACAACTCGTCAACAAGGCCGGACACCTTGTTTTCCCGCATCGAAGAGAACTGCTGCACCACCGTCGCGGGCGTTTCCCAAGGATCGTCAATACCCATCTCCTCATAGGATTGCTTGCCGGCCAGGTCAAACGTGTAGGTGGCAGCCTTCATCGTTTCGGTCAGCATCATCTTGCGAATGCGTTCCAACGTGAACAGGTATTGCACCGGATTGGCCCGCTGCACAGGACCACGCGAGGCAACATATTCAAGCTTCGCCAGAACCTCCTTGCGGGCCTCATTCACCACCCGGGACACCTTGCTTTGATACGCCTTGACGGCCGGCCGCCGCAGGTCAATCAACCGCCGCCATCGGGCGTAATCCGCCGGGTTAGTCGGTGCGCAGGTGTGCCCGTTGCCTTCCTTGATCCGGTCGCGCAACGCCTCCCGCATCCGCTCAATGTCATCATCCCCCTCGGTGTCCTCCTCGCCAACGCCCCCCATCGCATCAGACCCCACCTCGCTATATTCCGAGTCCGGGTCATCCCCCCACTCCCCGCCAGCGCCAACCGCAAATGGGATATAGCTGACATCGTCATTCTCGTACCGAGGCAGCCCAAGGTCCAGGTAGTCGCTCACCAGGTACATGGGCATGCCCTTGGTCCACAGGGTGTCAATGCTGCCCATCCGCTCACGCCGGACCGTCTGCATCACCGGGTGTTCATCCCAGTTCAGACAACTCGTAATGGTCTTGCCCGTGATGCTCGAACTGATTTGCGACACGGCCGCCATCAGCTTGGCCCCGGTGGGCATGCACGTCTCGGTAATCAACACAAACCAATCCGATGCAGACCCGACACTGTAGGACTCCATCTTGTCGGCCATGGATGCAGGCACGCCAAAGGCAATGAATATCTCGTGCCGGTTCATCCGCCGCACCTCGTTGAATGCCGTGTCAACGCTGCGCACCCTCGGGTCCTCAATGCTGATGTCGCCCGTCAGGAACATCGGCTTGAATACACCGCGCTGTTGCATGTCCCGCTTCTCACGCAACTGCGCAATGATCTGTTCCCGTTGCTCGTCCGTTGGGATTCCAGACTTGGCAATGACATAAACGCCCTGGTCTCCGTTGGCGTCTGAAATCGCCTTAGAGAAGTTGCTGGCGCTGTAATCCGCCTCGGCAGCAATGCGGGCGGCCTCGTACTCGCCCAACCCGCGCCACGGGTCATAAGGATTCCAGAACTTCAGATGCACCACCTGTTCAGGCAGGAGCGGGCGAGCGTTCCCCTTCCCATCCTTCAGTTCCCACCCGACAAGCTGTTCATTCTTGACGACGTGACGCATCCGATCCGGCCGGACAAGTATCATCGGTGACGGTGCCCCGCGCCTCGACCCCGGGAATGGCGCAAGGAAAGTATCGTCCAGCACCCAGAAGCATTCGCCGGCCAGCTTGAGCCAGCCTATGCTCGCTTCTACAAAGTCGGGCCACAGCAACCCAATCGCCGGGCGCGTCCAGAACTGGTCAAGGCTATCATCCTTCTGAAGATTGTTCTGCTCGTCATAGTGCTGCAAGGCGACGTTGCCAATCGGCCCGGCCACCTTCTTGATGGCACGCATGACCCAAACGCTTTGAGCGTAGGGCTTGGACATGCTTGTGCTGCTGCCTGCCGCATCGCCCCACGCATACACCCAGGACGATGGGAGAGACCGCACCTTGAACGCCTGCTTGATCCGTTGGAAAAGTCCTGCCATATCAGATTAGAGTTGCAGTCATTGGCACGGATAGCGGCTTGCCAGCGTGGAGAGCCAGCGCCATCGCCCAAAACCTGTCCGAATGCCCGTTGGGACCGGAATCGGCTGT